ACCATATGATTTAATTAATACTCTCATCTTCCTTGCCCTCTATATGCTTTATAACTTCTGCGTTTATGTTTGTTCATGTGAGCTGTTGATATTTTAACACCCCTAGAACGACCTCCTGTGCCTTGTGATGTTACCTTTTTAACATGCTCTATAGTTTGTATTGTTTTTCTTATAGCCATTCTATTTTATCCTTTTTTCTTTTATCATTATATTCTGTTACTTGTTTACCATTACCATAACAGGTAATCATCTTTGTCCATTTACCATTTTTATACCTGCAATCTATAGATGTTACTTGATTATCTAATTTTTCTTGTTCTAATTTTTCTCTTTGTGCTTGAACTTTATCTTCATACTGTGTCATTCTACCACCCCATGTTCATATAAACTTTCTGCAATAAAGAATAGTATATCATCTCTATCATCATCTTCATGCAATCCATAGACTTGAGATACAGTTTGTATCTCTGCTTCTAGCATACCTTCTTCATCTAGCTGATATATTTCCTGCATTACTTTTTCAAATTCTTTTTCATTGTGTTGGTTGCTCATCATAATCTCCTCTAATAAATTTTCTTAATATTCTTATTGCATGAATAACATCTAGTTCCATAATATCTATCCATTCTTCACGACTCTCACTATAATAACTCATGTTAGAGTACATGTCAACAGGTAATTTTCTACCTAATACTTCTTCTATTTTTACTGCTTGTTTAAGTTTCATGTTATCTCCTATTTAATATGTTGCCACCACACAATAGCAACTGTTGTTAATAAAATAAATACGCCTGTTAATATTATAAAGTCTATCATTTAAAAGCCTCTAATGTTAATAAGCCTACACCACATACGAATAGTATGCTTAAAAATATTATATCTATAATCATATTATCTCCCTTTCTTTTATTCTACCAAAAGGACTATCACATAGTTTAATAATTTGACACCTATTGTCAAACTTTTTCTTTTGGTCATTGCAAATATCTTCTGCAATTTTTTTAGCTTTATCATCACTATCACACCAAATGTTTAGTGATAACTCTACTCTATATCTATCAGTCATATTATCTCCTTATATAAAATGTTTAAAAGGACAGGTAGCCACATAGTTTGAGAGCTACTCATTAACAAAGTGTCAGACCCTTTGCACCAATCAGATATTGCTATCCCTTTCAGACTACTCACACTAGGAAACTTATTTAAAGTTTGTTTCTTCGTGTATTTCTGCCCTTGTAAACATGCTAGTTTTTTTCGGAACTAGCAAACCATATCATGTATCACTATCGGTTCAACACCTTGCTATCTCATACATGAATGACAAAGCCTGACATATCATGTCTAGCTTTACCCTTTGCTTTCAGACCAACAATAACATTGTCTTTATCTAAAAATCTTAAATCTGTTTCATCGCCATTGACTACCTCTCTACCCTTGAAATAGATAGGGAAAGCTCCGTTGAATACTACTGCTATGTTATATGCAATCTTGTCATACCATTTAGCATACTTGTCATTCGCTTCTGAGTATGACCATGTCAAATGATAGTTCTTGATATGAGATACTTTTCTTGTAGGTATCTTGGTGTAGTCATAAAACTGTATGTCTGGGAAGTGTTCAAACATAGTCTTACCCTTATATAGTTTGTGTTCCCATTGTATATCACTTGTACCATTCAATCTAAATGCTGGTGTTATATCCTTCTTATTACAGTAGTTTATAAACTTTGTAATCTCTTTGTGTAATAGTTCCATGAAGTTGTCATAGTCATCTAAATACATATCAGTTCTACGCTGTCTAGCATCTTGTATGCGATTAGTATTCTCGCCCTTCTTGAATATACCACCACGCCCTGCAGTATTTAAACATGCAGTCTTACAAGATGCTATATCTTGAAATGGACATATCCTAGTGCTAACAGGTCGCAAATGCATAATAGCTGTAAGTATATTGTTATACTTCTTGAAACCTTTTATAGTCTTTGGGTTATTGATTGTAAGTAATTTATACATAATATCTCCTAATGTAATTCACTTTCTATTATTTCTATACACTTGTTAAGTTTATCACTATAACATTGTAGTTC